TAGTTATGGCATACCTCCAGGCTTGCAAGATGACACATATAATATTACTAAAGCTAGAGAAAATTCTGACGCTTTTATTAGAATAAAAACTGCTACTATTAGTGAAAAATTAGGACCAAAATCAGCAGAAAATATACAAAAGAAAATATTAGATGATTTTAAACTTTCTGTTAGCAATGCTGCTGATCAAATATATGGAGGTAAAACAAATACTAGTCCATCTTTATTAGAAGATGCTGTTAATAATGCTGAATTTTACAATGTTATAGGGTCGGCACTAGAAGCTGCTATAGGAGTAATGGGAGCTCCTATAATTCCAAAAACAGAAGACACAAAAGGTATAGATTTTCCAGACGGATTAGGGTCTGTAGCAAGTATTTTTGGAGCACAATTTAAAAATATTCCAACTGATGTAACACGAACAATTGGAGGAGAAGGAAAAAGCGCAGCATCATATCGTGGTCAAATTATTAGATGGTTAACTAATAGTAAACCAGGAGAAGACTATCTTAAACAGAATTTTCCGAATATTAAAAAATTTGCAAATGGTGGTTTATCGGCACAAACAGTTCCTGCGATGGTCAGTAATGATGAAGGATTTGTTCCTCCACAACTAGCTCAACGAATTGGATATGCTAATCTCGATAGAATAAATCAAGCTGATAGAAACGGTATGGGTAAATATTCTGCTGGAGGTATTAGTAAATTTAAGGGACCGGGTAGTGGAACTAGTGATAGTATTGGTCCAATAGGATTGCCAGTAGGTAGTTATGTTATAAGAGCCAATGCTATGGAAGCTATGGGATTAAACAAAGGTGGAATTGTTGGGAGTAATGTTAGAAGTTTCGCTGCGGGAGGTTCTATTGATCCAGTTATAGCCATTGGAGCTGTAGTAAGCGTTTTAACTCAAGAGCTAGGCAAAGTTGCTAATACTTTTAAAAATTTGGACGGCACATTTAAAGATTTTGGCGCTGTTGTTGGAGACGTTATACAATCTGTTACTAGTCAACTTACTAGTACTACCATAGCATTAAAAGCTATAGGTGTTAGTGGAAAAGCTTTAGCTGCTACTCAGATTGGTGGCAGTATAGGAGCAGCTACCGGCTCTCTTGTTACAACAACCAGCACACAAGCTCTGGATAAAATACTTTTAGAAAGTAATAAACAATTAGGAGAATTTAACAAAAATCTAAAAGACGTTAATGAGGCAGCAACAGACGAACTGAGAATTGCCGCCGCAACTAGATTAGAACAATCGTTTTTTGCTTTGGATAAAACAGTAAGAAATAATGCTGAGGCTATGGTGAGTGCGGAATTTTATCAAAAGCTAGGTACGTCTATAAATAGTGTTAATAGTGGCATATTAGCAACTGTTACAGCAATGAGCTCGTTAAGATTAGCAACAGTTAGACAAACACGTTTAGTCAATAGTGGAGGATTTGCTAGAGCGGCTCGTGAAATAGGAGTATTTGGAGCGGCTTTGGGAGTAGTGGGTAAATTTGCTGGATGGATAGGCATTGCTATCACAGTTATACAAGTTGCTGTTGAGGCTTTTAGTTTATTTACAAGTAAAAGTAAAAACAGCGCTGAACAATTAGACAGATTAAATGACGCTTTACAAAAAACAGTAGAAAATAGTAATGATTTTAATCTAGCTAATCAACAATTTACTAATGAAACTTTACAAATTTTTAGAGAATTACAAGCAAGAGCTAGAGCGCCAGGTCCACAAGGATACGGAGAAAGGATAAGACAAGCTGTACAAGAAGATGAGAGATTAGATCTTCGATATAGAACACAAGTAAAGAGTTTGGGTGAACAGTTTGGTGTTGTGATTCAGGATGGTGAACTTGTCCAGAAGTATATAGACAGAATTAATGATGATTTGGGTTCGGGAACTAAACGGTCCGCAGAGTTTGCTGCAGCATTGCAAGAATTAAAACAAAATAGAAATCTCGCAGATTTACGTTCTTATTTGAAGGAAACTGAAGGGTTATCTGGCGAAGATCTAGACAAAAGAATAACAGCATTAGGAGGACCTCAAAGTCCTCGTTCCATTAGATTAGCAGAAAAATATAGATCAGAACTAAATCTACAAATGCTTTCGGCTAAAGAATTAGCAGAGTCTACAAGTAGACTCTCAGTATCATTTTTAAGATTAAATAATATTTTAGATACAACACTAAAAACTTACGAATTTTCTCTAGGTAAATTAAATGCTACCATCGCTGAATTGAACATATCTGCTGGACCTCCCGTGATAGATACGAGCGGTTTGTTGGATCGCACTATTAATACATTTCAAAATTTATCTGTAGCATCAGCATCAGAAACTGCCCAAGCTATTAGTAGGGTTACCTCATTAACTAATCTGCCAGAAGAACAATCACAAGAATTTAGACAAAGAATTATAGCTGGTCAAGTATTACAACAACAGGGGCCTTTGCTGCTAGAACAATTGCGTAGACCGGGACAGAGTACGGATATTAGTAGTTCCGTGAGAGAATTTTTAGCTCCACAACTAAGAGCAGCTTTGCCTCAAGGCACAAGTGCTGAAACAGCTATTAACAGCGTTGTAAATGAAGTTGCTGCTAATTTACAAAAGATTGTGGAAAAAGGAGGTGGAGATTTACCGAAAGTCCTTGAAGATCTCGGAAAAGATAGTAAAGGCTTATCAGAACTATTAGGAGCATCTAATGATGCTATAAAATTTGCTATAAAAAGTAGCGAAACATTTCAAAAATCACTACAAGCATTGGCTCAAGAACAAAAAAAAGTATTAGACTTAGAATTACAGATAAAACAATCCACAATAGATAGATTACAAAGAGAACAACAAGATAATATCAGATTACAAGAAGCGTTTGATATAAAAGTTCCGTTAGAAACTAGATTGAAGGTTTTTGATACATCTATTCTTGAACTCACAAAAGGTCTTGATGGTCTTGATGATATATTTGAACGAAGACAAAAAAGAATATCGCTAGCTCAAGATTTTTTCCAATCTGATACAGGCTTTACAGCAGCTATGACACAGTTAGCCACACAGAGGATTAGTACATCTTCTCCTATTGGTCCTAAAGGAACCACAAATGTTCAAGATATTATTGCGGCTAGATCTGTAATCAAAGAACAAATAGATAGTTTAAGTAAAAGCGCAGATTTATCTTCTGAAGAAAATGAAAGAAGACAGAATTTAATTGGAGAATATGATTCATTAACTGAAGCTTTAAAGAAAATAGCTGATAGCGGCGAAGCTGTTAATGCTGTTTTTGATAGCATAGCTAAACAAAGAGACTTATTTAAAACCAGAACAGAAAAACTATTAGATCTTATAGAAGGGTTCCGAGATCCTGTTAAGGCCGGAGATTTATTGAGAGAATTTTCTGTTATAAATAGGTTCCTAGATCCTGCTCAACGAAATCAAATAAGCGCACAAGATTTATTGGGTTTCAGAAGAAATCCTTTTATAGGTCTTTTAAATCCAGAAGCTCAGGCAAGAATACCAGCTCAAATAGCTCAAATCCTTGTCTCACAACTTCAGGGAACAAACAATCCGGAACTTAAATCTGCATTAGATAATATATCTCGATATCTTGAAACTGAAGGAGGAACAAAAAATATTGTAACAAAGTATTTACAACGTTTTTTTGGAGATAGAAAAGCAGCAGCATCAGAATTACAAGAGGATCGGTTATCAGAATTACAAAAAAGACAAAACGGCATCATCTTGGCTTATTCCGATTTTACAACACAGTTTAAAGGTGCTGGCAGTAATGCGGTAAAGGCCGTAGAAGATTTTACTAATGAATTTAATGCCAAAAGATTAGCGACTCCACAAGTGAACAATCAAATAGGACAGCAAGTGTCTGCAGGGTTATCTAGATATTTAAGAGTATTTAATTCAGATAATATCGATGTGAGCACTCTAGGAGTATCTTTAAAAGAGTTACAGAATTTTTCTGGTCAAAATAATAGAGCTACAGCCTCTGATTTTGAGACCTCTCTAAAAAGATTAAGAGATATAGGAGTAGTATTAAGAAGTAAAGATGATACTAATAGATATGTTTCAGGAGCAGAGGCAAATACAGCCTATGAAGGTCGAGGAAAAATGCCAACAAATGCATATTTCTTGCCCTTAGAGCAAATAATTGGTAAAGAAGCTATAGACGAAGCTTTTGTCCAGGCTCAAAAGCAGCTAAAAGTTGGCGATTATACTAGTCCAGAGGCCGCACAAAAAACATTAGATGGAGTATTTGATACTTTGCTAAGCACATTAACTAAATCAGCACAGCAAAATGTTTCTAAATATAGAGGATTTTCAACCGACGGACTTTTTCCTAGCTATAATAAACGATCCCGAGATATAGCAGGAAAAGTTGTTGCGGATGCTGTTAGGGAAAGTTTAAGACCGGTCCTAGACAGTATGAAAAAACAAATCTTTCCAACCGCTCCACAAAACAATCAAAATAATCGAACAAACACTTTAGACGGAGCTTCTATTCAGAGATTTTCAGATTCTGCTACGCAACTTGCAACAGCTATTAGTGGTCAAAATATTACTGATCTTACACAAGCTGTAAACAGTTTGGGACCAGCTACTGCGGATCTTAAAGAAGCAGTATCTAAATTATCCTCCTTATTTAAGGATGGCAAGATGAGAATTGAGCAGAACTCCACCGCTCAAGTAGATGTTAATTTTGGTAATCCTGTATCTGTGGATGCTAATAATTTACAAAATAATTTAATTGGCGAAATAGGCAGCATAGTCAGAGATAATATAAGACAAAAAATGAATGAGATGTTATACGGAGGATAAGGAGTTAATTTATGTCAACTGTAAATTCTGTTTGTGATACTATTACAATTTTTAGTAATGGCGGACCTCAGGATGCTGGAGCTAGTGTGTTGGTTAACAACGTACAATTAGTACCATCACCATTTGTAACCTTATCTGTAGAAAAATATAGAGTTGGAGACACAGTCATAGGAGGAGTCTTAAAATTAACTCTTAATGGCAATATTGTTGGTGGTAGTTTTAATGAGGTTGTTGCAGGATCCACACCTGACAATTATACAAATATAAATAAACTATTAAAATTATCTCAAACAAAAGGCTGTGTGCCTGTAGAGATTAAGTGTGCAGATGTCTTAATAAATGGTACTGGTAGAATATCTACTTGTTCTATTAATGAAGGGAATCAGCCAACATGGGTACAAATAGCTCCTTACACAATAGAAATAGAAATATATGAAAATAATACTGATTTTAATATTTCAGATCCTAGGATTGTAATACCAGACATTAATGATATTATAGGTCTTGGTTCCGATGATTATGCTCTTAAAAATTTATCAGAAAATTTATCTTGGAGTGTTAATGAAAATGCTTTTGATTGGGGTGTTCCGTGTAGTGGTAGTTCTCCATTTGGAGGAGTTGATGGTTTCGGCAATAGACATATTAAATTAAATTTTTCTATTAGTGCTACAGGCTTAGATGCTTGCGCCGGCACTTCTCCGGGTTCTGGATTGTACGGACTACAAGCCGCAGAACAATATATATCAACTAGATTAACAGGATTAGAACAAAAAGCTGGATATTCATTATTTGACATTAGCAAATATAATCTACCTCCACCAGAAATCGAAGATGTTTTTAATACATATTTTATTGGAGGAAAATCATTTTTAGACTTTAGAACAATAAATGTGGACCCTCTAGAAAACAAGATCGATATTAGTGGAGAAATAATATACCGTCCTAGCGGATGTTTAAATCCAGAAGTTTTTACGTCTTTGACTGTTGCAAATAGATTAACTACTTCTGACGAGACGATAACTATTAGTGGCAATATTACTGGCTTAACTAATCATTCTTACAATGAAATTATCAAACTAAACAATGATGATTTTAATAATTGTTCATTTAATACAAAAATAAATAACGCTGAAGCATTTTTAACAAAAATTAATGATCCGGATCAATTAAGCCAATTGGCTAATTGCTATGCTAAAAAACCACCATTTGATCAAGGGTATATTGAAGATAATTGTGAATATAGTTCTGGAGGCGATGATGTTTGTGATATTACTCCCACTCCAATATCTCCGACTCAGCCACCGTATATATGTGATATGAGAATAGTGAGTTCTGATATCAGTAGAAATTTTGCTGCCGGTGAAATTAGTTTTTCTTTTGTGTTATCTAATGCTCCAAATTGTGATATTCTAGGAACAAATAAAGTTGACGTAAGTATTACGCATAATAAACCTAGAGATAATATAGTAGAAATTATTATTCCTGGCAGAGGCAGTAAGGGTCCATTAATACAAAACCTATGCTGTAATTCTGCAGAAAAATATGATATTAACATAGATGCTACACTAAATAAGAAAACTTGCAATTTTGACATAAAAAAACAAACTATAGATCAATTAAGAGCATGTGCAGAAAAAAAATTAAAAGAATTAGTAGTAGAAGATGGAATAGATGTAAATTGTTGGTTTAAAGTACTAGACACTGAAACGATAGGTAATACATCGTATAAACTATCTCGTAGTTATGTTAAACCTTCTTGCCCATAAGACATGAATATTGAATATATCAAGACCGACGATTATAGTGGCGGATATCCTCCTCAATTTTTACCAATTAAAAATTTGTATAATACTATACTTATTCCTAAACATAGCATATCTACAGCGCCACAGCCCACTGACACAATTTCTATTATCATAGACAATAAGCAGTATAAACAAAAAGTAGTGATAGAAAGTGGTGAAATAAATTTTTATGATGATCTTTATTATTTCTTTTACTTGGCTCCAGGTTTTTCTAGATCTTCTATTTTATCTAAAAATATTCAAATTGCTATTGGTGAAAATATTATACAATTGAATACGGAATTTGACGCTTCTTACTCTGCAAAAATTATAAATGGACTAATTATTTTAGAAGACAATTTTTCTTATTTCTTTAAGCATATAAACTATGGATTGTCTCTTAATGATAAAAAACAAAATTTAGTATATATTACTAAACAACAAAATAAATACAACTATTATGATGCTAATAAAAATAATACTATATTGAATATATTAGATACTCGTAATTCTACTGTTTTGTTTGATATAAATCAAAATATCAATACTAGCTTTATAAAGCCTTTACATAATAAAAATTATCCTTTAGGCAGCATCAACATAATTTCTGATTCTGGTGTATCTAATAGTAGGATAAAAATAAATAATAAAACATTTTCTTTTAACAAAAATGCTAATATAGATTATTTACCAGCAGGAAAATACACAATATCTTTATTGGACAATTTAGGAAATGAAATTACTATAAATCAGCTAAATAAAGAATCTTGGAATAAAAGTACATTTACTGTGGAAATAAGTGCTATTTTGGCTATAGAAAATAATAAAAAATCGACAATGGCTACTTTTTTTGATGAGGTTAAACCGGATATAGGATATAGTAATTTATTGATAAATCTTGTTCCTTATCATACAGAATTTGAGCTTTTTGGTCCGAACAATTGGAAGAGAAAATTTATTGGTGGATATCAATTTATAAAAAACATTATTGCTGGAGAGTATAAGATTAAGTATAAAAATAAAATAAATACAATTTTAGTAATAAAAAACGACAACAATTATTTTTCTAATATATAAATATTATGTCTCAATTTAATGACCCATTAAAAGTTACTGTAACGCCAGATTTGTGTGACGATGGCTTTTGTTTGCCTTGTGACCCTAATCCATCTGTAGATGATTGTTTTATATGCGGCTATCCTGACAAGCCGTGTGCTTCTACTCCTACTCCTTGTTTAGATGGTGCGGTCACTTGTTTAGATTGTGAAGAAGTCTTTGATCAATTAGACGTTCAATTTTTAGGCGGTTTTGTTTCTAATTTTAGTTCAACTATAGGTTTTGGCGCTTCTGAATCTACATTAACAGTGGATATAGTTGTTCCTAAGCGTACCTGTCCCCCCGTGACAAACATATCTAATCCAAGTGGAGTATGTTGCTTAACTGCTGGAGATTGTTTAGAAATTAGTGAGTTGGAATGCTCTCAACTGGATGGTACTTGGGTGGCTGGCAAAACATGTGATGATGACCCATGCAATTGCGAATCTTTATGCTCAATACCAGAAAGTAAATATGAAGGTAAAATTGGTTATGTATATACATTTAATATGGGGGCATTTTGCTTCAGGGGAATATTAAATAATCATAGCTATAATGAAGATTCTTCTGGATACAAATATAGAGTATCTATGAGTGATGGAAGAAATATATTGAGCGGCATATCCGTTATTCTTAATGATAACTATATTCGCTTACCAAATATGTTTTTAGGAAATGCTATTAACGTTAATACTAAAGCTGAAAAGTCAGTAGTTGATAATACTTGTGGTAGTGGTAGACAATGCGAGGATTTTATGATGTCTGGAAGTTTGAGTCGCAAAGGATCTAAACTAAAAACGATATTAGAAAACCTTAATTATGAATGTGTTTCTATTCCGGTATCTGGAGCTGGTTTAAAGTTAAATTTGACAAAATTGATAAATGTTATGTCTGATGAACTACGAATAAAAGATAACGAGTCAAATGTATTAGAGTTAATAACAATAGCAGCAGAAGAGTCTGGTTATGGCTTTACTATGCATATTAATAATCAAAATCAGTTCGAAGTCTTGCCAATAAACTACAAATTTCAAACAAAAGAAAAGTCTTTGTTTTCTTTTATAGCAAATCTTACCGCTGATGATATTGTTATTAGTAAAAATTATGGAGAAGAGATAGCAGGATCTTCTGCTAAAAATAAAAGAGTTGTTTTTGGAGATAATATATCTTACCTTACAACAGTAAGAGATTATTCTTATCAAACTATGTGTGAGCCGCAAATCAATTTTGATAATGGTATATGCTGTCTTGCTGAAGGAGGTATCGCTCAAGTTACTTACGAACAATGTTTAACTATAGAAGGAGCGACTTGGTCATTATATGCAGTAGATGAGCTTGATAGAATAACAGATGATGGTCTGTGTGAAACTAGACTACAACCGCATTGTTCTATAAGAAATAGTCCGGGTAGTATTGGCGCTTATGATGCGTTTTTTGTTACACCTACTCCTTATCCGTCAGATTGTAATCCATAGGAATTTATTATGACAGATTGTAGATGCGATTTTAGTGATGTTACACCAACGCCTTGCACAGAGATTGCGCCTCCAACAGGTTGTAGCAATATTCGGATGTTCTTTGGTCATTCCACCTATTCTCCTACCGAAATCTTATCTGCTGACGATAAATTACCAGGAAAATTAAAATCACTATATTACACCCCTGAAATTAACGAAGATTATATAAAAAAAGGTTTTATTATAAGAGATTTTTCCGCACGAGCATTAGTAGACAGCGGTATTTTGTCTCAAACATTTGGTCGAAATGCTACAGATACTTTCGATCTGTTAGAAAATGAGTTGTTAGCTGCGGCCACTTGGGAATCTTGGATAGCTTTTTTACAAACAGAATTAATAATAATTGATAAAACTAAACTGAACACCCCAGTAACCGACCAAGAGGGTTTGAGCTTTGGTTATTGGGTTTTAAAAGATCTTGATTTATCATTAGAAGATATTCAGTCTGAAGGATTTAAAGCCATAGACTCTATGCTGAATGGTGTAGTCTCCGGATTATATTCTCTTGCTCAAAAATTTTTAATTAATCCTCCTAGAACTAGTAAAGATCAACAAAAAACCGAAGATGCTAGCCAATATACTTCAAGTATTAATGAAACTAATTGCCAACAGTTAGCTAGAATGACAAAGTCAGAAAAGATTATATTTTGTTATGAATGGCTTAAAAATATTCATGATACTTATTATGGTAAACAATTTTTGGTGAGAATAGGAGATAGTGTACCTAAAAAAAATGATTCGATATCATACCCTTTAAATACTTTATGTATCAAAGATGAGAATGGAGATTATCCATCGTTTGATTATCCTTATTTTATTGATGAAGACGGTTCTTCTCAAGGTTATTATGTTAGTGACGTCATAGACAATGCTGGAGGATTTCCTAATAAAGAAGATTTAACTATCATTGGATCTCAAGATTTAGATTGGGTGTCCACTGACGAAGGCAAAATAGGTTCCTTTGTGAAAATAGGACCATATGCATCTGGATTAAGCGCATGTAGTGGAATATATGAAACTATTAAATATCCAAAGTTTCTTGATTCTGAAGACAATTGTCAAAACTGGCAAATGGATATATCCAAACTTAGTCCAGATAGTTTTGCTGTTGAGAGTTTAAGATTTGAGAATGAGCCCACAGATCCTATACAAAATTTGTATATGAAGTGTTCTGTTGAAGAAAGATTTTATGTGGACAAATACGGCACTTGGGTACATGTTACACTTTCTGACAAAGTTCCCATGACTAGATTTGGGCCTAGTAATGCTCAAGGATTTATTACTTTTGATGCTATAATGAAAAGCATAGGAGGATATTATAATGACTTAAACAATAAAAAATCATTGTTAAAAGATCATATTATAAAACCTTTTGTTGGCGTTTTAGGAAAATTTGGTAGCATATTTTTTCCTTACTCAAAATATTGCACATGGCCTACTGATAATAATGTTCATGGTGCTAGATCTAATACTAGTTTACTAAATTTGGGCCAGACCAACCCGTTTTGTATTATTCCTGAAGCCGCAGCCATACCCATGAAAAGCAACCTATACAAATATGGGCCTGCTTATTCTGGATATTCTGATGCTGGAGGGGTTGATGTTGTGTCTGAAGATGATGTTGCCCCTTGGAATTTTATAGAACATAATAAGCCGAGCTTACCTGTGGATTATGCCTATGACGAAATGGAAAAATTTGCCCAATCTATAGCAAAATCATATCCAAAAGACTTACAAAAACTAGAAAAAGGAAGAGTAACTGTTGCTGGGTTACCATGCTATTGTCTTGCTCACTGGGTAGACGACAAAGACTGTTATAGTTCTGATGAGCTTGGTCCAACATTATTAACAGATATAAGTGTTGAATTTGGGTCTGGCGGATTTAATACTACTTATAATTTTTCTACTTATAGTCCCAGGTTCAGTAGACCTGAAAAATATATTACAGAAGCTTGGAAGCAGTCTATACAAGACAGAAAATATTTAAATAGTTATTTAAAGTCTTTAGAGTCTAACACAAGAAATACTAGTCAAAATTATAGATTAAAACTTTTAAATAGCGAGAGAATTAATAGTGTTTTTCCGTCTTTAGATATTTATAAAGGTCCAAAAGTACAAAAAGAATCTACCACGCATAATATAATGTGGTCTGGTTATGATTTATTGGTCAATCCTTCTGAGTCTTTAGACACAGATGTACAGGACTACGAATCAAAAGAACCGTACGAATCAATTCCTGAAAATTATCCGCCATTTGAACCTGATTGTAAAAAAGTAGTATGCAATACTCCTCCTCCTATAGAATTTACTCCAAAGACTTTTGATCCTCCTCCTAAAAGGTTATATACTTTTGCAGATACTGACAAAGCCTATAGTGTAGAATACATACAAAATACATACCACCAACTTAGCGGCATGGGCTTGGATGGGTTCTTTTTACCAGTATCTTTACGAGGAGCAAACAAAAATCCAAAAATAACAGAATATGAAAAATATTCTAATGATGACAGTGACAATAAACCAAATTCTTTTAAATTAGATGGAGACAAATTAATACGTAATACAGGCTGGACAAATGATGCTAGAATTCCAAGGTTTGCTAGGAGATGTGAAAATAATGGCCAATTTATTGAATGGGACGCTGTAGGGTCTTATGATAGAGATAAATCAAATGATCCTGGATATCCTATACCATCAAAGACCAGAGATGAAATACCTCCTTTTAAATTACTAAACATAAAATCACAAAATAATAATTGCTATGCGTTACAGATAAATCAACGATATTTAAACCCTATGCTTTCTGTTAAAAATTTGGTAGGAGAAGAAAGTAATGATATCGTTAAAGGTTGGGATGATCGCAGAAATGGAAGTGAAAAAGGTTTTGTGATATCTTCGATAGCATTTGGTCAAGATCATATAGATTATCAAATAACTCATACATCACCAGATAATCAAATAATAAATGAGCCTAATGCTTATAACAATAAAAATACAGATGAATTTATAAGACAACAATTTAAAAACTTTAGATTTCCCTCTCTTAGAGGACCTTTAGTTTTACAAGGATGGGGATATGATACTAGCGGAAAACCAATACCCAATAGTGCTGATGGATATAACCATGCCCAAATTGGAGAATTTAGGAAAGAAAATTTAACTGACAAATTTATGAAAAATTGGTTACAGTATCCAAAAAGCTGGCCTGTTGGACCCATAGATTTAAGATTTGATAGAGAAAGAGGAGTATGGACTTGTCCTTCCCCAAATAAGATTGTAGTAGCAAGACTAAAAGAAACATTACCAGCATATGGTAGCGCTACTGCTGAACTAATTAATCCAGAAGCAGATGGTATTAGATTTTACGAACATTATAGTATTAGTGGCCCAAATGGTGAAAATGTAAAAGTAAGTATGGAAAATACTGAAATTGTTGTATATGACTTTTTGGGTGTGGATTTATGTCAATGCGATATGGTTTATGCATATTATGATGATAATAGATATATTGTATTAGAAAGCAATAGGGCCTATAAAGACCCAAATGAACCATGTGACATTATTTGCACTACGACAACCACAACCACAACCACAACCACAACAACAACAACCACACCAACAACAACCACACCAACAACAACCACTCCTACTGGGCCTACTCCAACTACGCCGCCCACGCCTACTCCTGACTGCTGGTGCGGTTTAGAATGTTTACAAACTCTATCAAATTATAATCCTTCAGTAGAACAAATATTAGGACACGACGGAGCAGGATGTTTGAAATGGTTTGATTTAACAGAATGTAATTCTACACCTCCTACACAACCCACACCACCACCATGCACACCACCACCATGCACACCACCACCATGCACACCACCAATTTCGACTCCTCCGATTAGTAGCGGTCCTCCAATATATACTACTACAATAGCAACATCACCTACGCCCCCAATAACTAGCTCGCCTCCTACTACCAGTGATGCTCCTCCGACTACCAGTGATGCTCCTCCGACTACCAGTGATGCTCCTACTATCAGCGATCCTCCAACAGCTACCTAGCCTTCTAGTAGTTGATAGCGACGATAATCATAAAGATAGATTATTATATTTTTTATTTCTTTATGACCAAACCAAAAAAGATTTTTACTTCTAAATATTTTTCTGCAAATACATCAACAACAGAAGATTTAGAAATTATATATGACAACTCACACGAAAAGTTGTTAAATTATAGCGATATTCAGATTTTTAAAAATTAATTATGGCGGTAATGTTGTCTTTGCCATCTGTGTTTTTTGTTTTCCAAACAATTAGGCCATTTCCAATATCAGAATTAGAATCAAAAATTATTATCAATTTAAAACTTATATTATCAACAATATTACTGCCTTCTAGTATCATTTTGTCGCTATTTATTTCACGATACAATCTCATCCACCACTCATCACCAGAGTTTGCATAACTACCATCATTTTCTTGGTATTTTAAAGTTACGCAAGTATCGTCTGTAATATTTTTTAACCAATTATATTTAGTCTTCTTTTCTTTATTAGTAATAACTATCGTGTTGACAAAACATATATTTATAAAGATACTATGATCATTATATATACGCATTGCTACGTGTGTTTGTTGTGTTTCTTTTTCACAGCAACAAGATGGATATAATCCTATTTTTCCATTCTCTGTTATGATTTTTCCGTCTTCTAAGGCTATGACTTTTGCCATTTATGCCAACCTTGATTAGGTAAATAATTACCTTCTTCATTTTTTCTTTTAGGAAATAATGTTTGTCCTTTTTTATGTTGGCCAAATGCCAATACGGCTCCACAATCAGCACATCTTAATTCGTAATATTCGTTGCCGTCAACGTTTCTTACCACAAACTTCAGGTTAGTACTACTACACATGCCGCATTTTTCTTCTCCAAAAATTTCTTGAATTGTGGCTAATTCTTTAAAGACTTCTTTTTGTCCAGAACCTTCTAATTCAAACTCTAGCTTTTCGCTAACCTTATACTTTAATTTCATAACTATCTCCATTCACTATCATAACCAACTAATTTTGACGGTATCTCGTTTAAATTTTGTTGATATTTTGATAATTCTCTAATGACGCCAACAGCAGCATCATGACTTATATTCTTAATATTAGTTGAATCTATAGATAAATCAAGCAGTAATTCTTTTATATTAATATTACTACGTTTACCCATAACATCCATAAAATTCATTTGTTGATCACTAATTTTATTTACACTATTACCATCGATATCATCTTCTATATTTTGAGCAATTTCTTCTGCTGCCACAACTTTACGAAGACGTAGTCCTCGTCTTAAAGCTCTACCTTCAGCTCTGGTTTCTGCTACAGCCACAGGATGATTTCTGTACACTTTGTCACAGTTACCCCAATAAACGTCTGCCGCTCCACTCACAGTGCGGTTTTTAAGAGTTGGATTGTCATCTAGTCCATTTAAAATAAAGGTCAGAGAATGAACTACAGTAGCCCGTTTTTCATTATTTACATCCGGAGCTTGTACAACTTCAGAATGCGACTGAGTAATAACGCAATCCAATGCGATTTCGAAAATTCGCCGTAATCCATCGGTTGTAGGATTACCATCTATTTTTTCTTCGTCAGACAATAAACCCAGAACATAATCATTCCATTCTAAGCTATTGATATCAACCTTTTTACTTTTGGTAGTACTAATGTCCTTTTTTGATGGGTCTATTTTTTTTTCTTTTGTCATTATTCATTATCCTCTATTTGGAAGTTCCTATTGTCTATTGATGTAAATTTATTATTTATAGATTTTAATAATTCTTGGAGTTTATTATATACCAATCTAGCTCTACTAGTTGAATAGTCCATATTTTGTTTTATTCTAATTAGAACTAGTCCTTTACCAAGTATTAAGCCTGTTTTTTTCTGATCATATTTTACATTTCGTTTCAAACTATCAGAGCCCCATACTGGAGCGAAATGCGAAGGTCCATCGATTTCAATGGCCACATTCATACTAGGTATCATAATATCAATTTGCAACTTGGTATTAGACAAAAACTGCTCTTGATGAAACTGTATTTTATGTCCATTTTTAATTAATTCATTAGCAATAAATTTTTCTAATTTAGAACCTACTTTGCTTGTTTTTCTAACCGCTTCGTTCGCTTTCTTCTGTATATGCTGTCTCTCCTCTTCTGTTAAATTGTCCCAATTATTTTTTGCTGTTATTTTTCTATTTTGCAGTTGTTCTGGGGTAAGTTTTTCCCAAGATTTCATCACTCCGTTACCTATTTTCATTTTTTCTGTTTCTGTTCTTGTTTTGCCTTTAGTAGGGTGACAATGTTTTCCGTTTTTTAGAGCGTTTTTTTGTGCCTCACTCTTATCTCTTATTTTGATGTTATATTTGATAGCATCTCTTCGTACTTTATTGCTATAAGTATTTAACTGTTTTGCTATTTCTATAAAGCTTTTTTTCTCTTCCTCATATAGTTTTTTAATTAAATTTATTTTTTGTTGTTCGTTTAAATCAGCATAGTTATTCATAAAATATCTCTTATTTTTTTAAGGGCCTCATTATAACTCATTAATAGATAACATTTAATATTTTTTACTGGTTTTTGATTTTCTTTAGATATCACTATACAGTATTCTTGTAAATAAGAAGGAATATATTTATAGTCATCATAATCTAATAATATATAAAATTTATTAAATATTTCTCTTAAATAAAAAGTATGATAAATTGGTATTTTAGTATTTGGTACATAGTCATAGTAATCGGTGTAAATTTTAGGGCTATCTATCAATTTTTCCTTGTGTAGTTCTAAATATATCAATAAGCTTTTGTTAGCGTTAATTTTTAATAAATGCTGGTTAAAAAGAACTATTTTACACATAATTTTACCTCTATGTTTTTTATATTTTTATTATTATTTAGTAGTGTAATATTTTTACTATTAATAATTAATGGCTTTATATTAATTCCATTATTTATATAATGATTTATAGTTTCAAACATATAAAGTTTAGATATAGATTGGCTATGTTGTGATAGTCTATTAAAATATTTTTTATGAAAATACATTACATCAAATATACTGTTTGGTAAATCATAATAACAATTAATAATGTTATTATTTTTGTTAGTGATGTAGCCCACTTCACAAGTCTGATCATTTGCAGTTAATACGAAGCAATCATTTAATGATGATTTAATTTTTGCAATAGTTTTTTTATGTATTATATGATTAGTATTTAAAAAAAAACAACTATTATTAGATATATTTTCAATAGCTATTTTTATACTTGTTCCTATGTTTGTGGTATCTGTTATTGGATGCTGAACATATTTTATATTCTTATATTTTGATAAATATTTTTGAGTTTTTTTACAATCATAACTATCTATCAAAATTATTTCAGGAGAGGTGAAAATTTGTTTTAAAATATAGATATGATAGTCTAGTATTGTTTTATTAGATTTTATTGGCCATAAACAACGATTGCCTAGACTTTTTACTTTTTTATCGGGTATAGCATTAAGCAAAATTGCTGAACATTTATTCATACTTTAATGCCTTAATATAGTACTCAAATATGTTTATATATTTTTTTTCTACTATCTTAAATTTTCTATTTACTAATTCTGACTCTATATCATATATATTATAAATGGATTTTTTATGTTTATATAATATTTCTTTTGCTGTTTCTTCATCTATTTCATGACACGAGATTGCTACTGCTAATTGAAATAAATCTGCTCCTTGAACTATTAATGCGTTGTTGGTGGACATTTTTTCAGACACCAAATCTAATATATTTGCGGCTTCACTATAATCTATATAATCTAACGTATCTCCAATAAAAATATTTCCAATATCAGAATTTGGTATTTCATTTAATTTAGATATTGATACATATACTGTTTCAATAGGTAAAAATTCTGGTTCTAATATATGAACAAAAAGGTTTTTATTTTCTATATTTTGAACGTTTTCTGTGATGTTTGAAATATTGTGTTGTTCCATATGGAGATGTTATCCTTATTATTAATGTCATAAGATAAAATTTGTATGTTTTCTTGCAATTGCCAAGAAGTTCGGATCTGCTTACTAATACATATATGATGTAGACAAGGAAACAAATCTAGTCGTTTTATTTTTTCTGCGTCATACATTGCATTTTTACTTTGATGATCAATTAGTAATACCGGTAAATGTAATTTACGCGATACGCTATAGCATAAGTCGTAATATCGTACTTTATCATTGCATATAATAATATTTGGTAGACTATTGCCATAATATATTTGATGAAAATCAATTTTTGTTATAGCCAGCTCATTACAAAATTTTTCAAAATTATCGTCACAAGGTGTCCATAACGCCTTGATCTTATCATCTACTGTAAGCTTCGCCGCTTGTAATATTGAAGATATAATCATATTATTTGTGTTTTGATTAATTCGTGACTAAATATTGTTTTGTCAAAATTTTCTGATTTATACTCTATAGTTTTGTCTAGTCGAGCATTATATGCTTTTCTCATACAGTTTCTGATATCTGCTAATGATGGCTCGAACCATGTTTCATTAATAGTATAAGCATTTATTATCATAGAATTTGAGCAAACAGTTTTGGTCTCTATACTGTTAACCATAAATGCATTATTATTATTAAAATAAGTGGCGGACCCAATATTTTTAGTATTAATAACTTGATTGTCTGATAAGGCTGCTTCTATGGCCGACGACCCAAAACCATCGCCCCTTACAGAATTAATATAACAATTACTAGATTTATGTAATCGGATAATATCTTTTTTAGACAAATAGCCACAAACTATGTCAACATCCGGATACATATCAGCAGGTTTTCTGATAATATTTTTGATAGTATTCATATCATGTTTTATGATATTTTCTAGATCATTGTTTTCTATCCTATAGTCATTTGTTTTGATAAATAGTCTCACGTTATCTTTTTTATTAAATTCTAATAGGTATGCCATGATCATACTTTTAATATTTTTCTTTTCAGAATACTGCCCTATGGTATAGAAAATAAAAGGCCTAATTTCTGATTCATATTTAAAAAAATCTTTTTTCTCTGTTTCATATTCTAAAATTTCATATGGTTCCGGTATAACCTTAATAGGCTTAAATACTCCAGCCAATTGTAAACTTTTAGCAGAAAATTCTGATCCTACCCATATCTCATCCATCATATTGATTTTATCTACTCTGCCAGAAGCAGCTATATTCGCAGTCTCTATTTCTAGTATAGCTATATTTTTACCGAATTCCTTATGATATTCAAGATATTCTGGAAATGTTTGCTGTATTAAAATATTATATTTTTTAAACTTATTATCTTCATATTCATTGTATTGATTACTTTTATGTAATTTAGAAATTGAATTATAAGTGACATATATAGGTCTACTAGTTAAATTGACTTTTCTTATAGAAGATAAGCAATCAAGATATCTTCTGCAAGATTCCCCCAATCCATTGTTATCATAATAATGTCCTATATAAAAAACATTTTGTTTCATATTATTAGCTATAATTTATAAATGGCTGTATTTGTTCTGGTAATTTCAATGACGGATTTACCCTTAATTCTTCTAAAGAGTATTTATTTGTTAGATATTTTTCTAACAGGTGTATGGCAGACTTTATATTAAATGCATGTATTTTTTGTCCACTCTGCACATATCCTTGATCTGTGCTTTTAATTAATTCTTCTATAAAATTTGTTTCTTTTAGAAAAGGTTCTTGTATTATGTTATCTATTATATCATATATAATTTGTCTATTATTAGAACATTTTGAATTAATTTTATGGTTTGTGTTTACAGGTCTTTTGTTTGATTCCCAGGATATTTTTTTGGTTATGTCTATTTCGTCTATAATCGTTTCAAAATTTTTAGCTGTCTTATCCCAGCTATAATTTTCAGAGCATAATTTTTGACATCTTTTTCCTATTATATTTAATTCTTCAAGAGGCATATCAATGTATTCTTGTAAAGACTCTAATAAGTGTTGGTTGTCAGGATAAGCTCTATTTGATTCTATATCTTGCTCTCTAAAAATTCTAGATTTTTTTATTAATTTTGCCCCAATATTAATACCAACTTCTTTCATCGCTTCATTGTCAACAGTAATAACAGGAATGCCACAAGCGGCTGCTTCTATAGGAGGTATACCAAAGCCTTCACAAATAGAATATTGTACATAAATGTCAAATATGTTATATATTTCTTTTAAGGATAGTTCTGAGATTCCAGCTTTGACGCTACTTATAGACGCTGTATGTTTTTTACAAGATGGGCATAATGTTGTAGGACCCATAAATAAACTAGGGAAAAAGATATTGCACTCGTTGCATTGATAAGTCAATAGTACTTTATTTGCAATATTATGTTCTATTAAAAGTGTGGGCAAATCCCAGGACATACCATCAGGATATGAAGTATGTAAATATAATAATATGTTTTTGTCTTTATTGTTTTTTACTAGATTAGCAAATACTTCTATTAAGTCTGGTATTAGTTTTCTTTTTTGATTTCTCATTACCGATCCAATTACTATAGAATTTGCTGGTATATTATATTTCAATTTATGATCAGTTTTATTGTATTCAATTGGCTGAAAACAATCATGATCTATTGAATCGCTAAGAACGCCCTTTATATTATTTGTTGTATAGTTATATTTTTGAACTAAATTTTCTTTTGCCCAGTTGGTATGAAAACATAAAATATCAGAATTCCTAAAAGTATTAATTGTAGATATTTTGGCCGGTGCTGAATCATATGTTGGAACTATCATCCAATGATAAAAAGGTCTTAGTGCAGATGTCTCTTGGTATGTAAAATTCCAAAAATCTCTTATATCTATTACTATATGTGGTTTAAAATCTAATAGAGCAAATTCAAAAATCCATTGTCCGTACTGATTTGCTTCATTTGATTTATATTCTTGATAATTAGGATCATTGGGATTAGCTGATGCTGGATATACTTTCCATGGTTCTGTTTTTTTAACAGAAATATCTCTATAGCATGATAATTCTGCTATTTCGTACTTTCCGGTATCATATAATCTTTGTAAAATATTTCGAGTATATTTACCAAAGCCAGACTTTATATGGCTCGATTCTGAACACATCAATATTCTTTTTTTTATTGTCATTGTTTCCTCTGTTGTAAAACACAAAAATCCCTGACAAGCAGGGATTCTGTGTTTACAATAATTAATTAAAAAGCGGCTATAGCCTCTTCTTTATCTTCTACGGTTTCTTCTTGTTTAGAATTTTTTTTACCTCTATTTAATTTGGCAAAATTGTTAACTCTAACTTTCATTGTGGATCTTTTCACCCCGTCCTTTTCCCAACTGTCGTTTCTTAAAGATCCTTCTATCATAACTAAATCGCCCTTTGACAAAGTTTCAGCGATAGCTTCCGCTCCACTGTCCCAAGCTTCGCATTGAGCGAATGTTGTTACTTTGTCTTTTTCTCCGTTTTGCTTAGTAAATTCTCTTGACGTAGCAACAGTAAAATTTACAACAGCAGTCGATCTAGAATTAATATTAACATGCCTTAATTCCGGATCTCTAGCTAAATTTCCACGCAAAATAACTAAATTCATATGTTTCTCCTTAGAAATAAAACCAAATTGACTATATCTATTATACCAGATGACACCACGAGTGTCAACTTTTGCTTTATATCTGCCAGCACTTCTTAATAAAGGTTGAGTCTTTATTTTTAGATTGCTCTAAGCTAAACATTACTGTGTTTTCTTCGTATAGTAAATGTTTAAAATCCTCAAATTCCGCAGGAAAAGCGATTATGTCGCTAGAGCCTGTACCGTCATTAATTTTGATGAAAGCCATTTCTTTGCCCGGATTCTTACCCTTTTTTGTCTTTACAATGTTTATTGTATGTATTTCTGCTGCTAATATGATATGTTTTGGTAAAAGTTTATCTTTATTAAGTCTTTGACAATCACAATTTGCCGATTCTGTATTACGGCCATCTATAACCGAACAAGTAATTGGCACACCCAATAAGCGCTTTTCTGTCGTAGATATCCATTCATAATCGTCTTCCAAGTTGTATGCTGGATTTTTTAATGCGCTAATTAATGAAGAAATTTTGGTCTTACGGTTTTTATTTAAATTCGGTAGCAATTTTTCCAATATTTCATCAAGATTATTTTCGATATCTATATTTTCTAATATTATATTTTTTTCTCTGCTGCTGAGATTGCTTATAATGTCTAAATAAAAGAGTAATTTTTTTCTAGATATTTTCATGTAATCAAATGCTCCAACAGATATTAAGTTTTTGGCTCCTGTTGAATTTATTTTATCCAATATAATAAATAGGATTATATTAATATGATCTATTGTACTTATGTCTATTTGATTTTCTGTTATGATTTTTTGTATTTTTTCATATACTGATTTACCAACCCCTTTGATATTAGTTAAACCAAAATATATTGTGTCATCTATTAGCTCAAAATCAGCATTGTTTTTTCTAAAATCAGGTCTATATATTTTTATATTAGACTCGATAGCATTATTTACTAATTCATTAATTTCTTTCATCGGGTCTATTTTGTCTTTAGCAAATCTTAAATAAGACGTAAAAAATTCTATAGTATGATGAGCCTTGGCATAGGCTGACACATAAGCATTAAAAGCATAGCTGATAGCGTGACTCTTATTAAAGGAGTATCTTTGACTTTTTTCAATCCATCCGAATATTTGCTCTGCTTCATTTTCATTTACTATCCCAGAAGTTTTGCTTTTTTCGATAAAGATAGACTTAATTCTAGACATTTCTGCTGGATTTTTTTTACCAATAGCCTTTCTTAACATGTCAGCTTCTGAAAGATCAAAATCAGCAATACGTTGACATATTTGCATAGCTTGTTCTTGGTATACCATTTCGCCAAAAGTTTCAGACAATATTGGCTCTAGAGCGATATGGAAATAATCAACAGATTCTGCATTATTTTTTTTGTCTATATAATGATTACTTACTGTTTTGCCATCTCTAACCGCTTCTAAACATCCTGGACGTAAAATACTAATTAAGGCAGCCAATTGTTCTATGTTTTGTGGCTTTAGCTTTTTAGACATGCTTTGCCCCAATCTAGACTCTAATTGAAACACTCCTTTGGTATTTCCTTCACCAATTAAATGCCAAGTTTTTTGACAATTAAGATTGATATCTTCGAAATTTATCACTGATTAGCAAAAGCCTTTCTGAACTTTATTTTTGATACCAAATTTCTGTGTAATTTTAGAAATCTTATAAGCATATTAGCGCAATCTTTAACGTCCTTTACTGCATCATGAGCATTTGTCTTATCTATGCCTAAATAATCTCTTAGATTGTCTAAAGCTAAAGATTTGACGTCAGATAAACTTTCAAACCACAACCAAGTTATAAGCATTAAATCTATTTGATCCCTTGGATGAAATAATTTAGTATTATTTTCTTTATTAACATTGCCATATTTTTGACTAAGTCTGTTCACAATTTTCATATCAAATTTGACTATATTGTAGCCACACGCAATTGGGGCAGAAAACTGTGTCTTAGCTTTTTTGTAATGTTTATGATAATTATCTAAATAGGATACAAATTGTTGCCAACTATGCTTTTGATCTGGATAATTAAGCCAATTATCAAATACTTCTTCTTTAGAAATTTGTTTTATTTTACCGTGCCAATCTAAAATATCACTATCATTATATATGGATATATTAGCTTTTTTATTATCTTCTATTTTTTCAGGTTTTAAGTACACGTTAAACTCTGAATTATCTATTATTTCCAATCTTTGAGAATCAACCATAACGGCTGATAGCTGAACAGGACTGCATTCGTTCGGATTAGAACCGTCTGTTTCAAAATCGAATACGCAAATATTATTAGTTAGCACTTTCCACCTTTTCTACTTCGTGAGTTGGTTTTATCATAATTGGTTTATTGTTAGATAAATCAACAGAATTAAGAGTTTTACAGCATGATACTTTTTTAGGTTCTGTTTTGGTATATAGTTTCCCATTATATTTGAACTGGTCGCCAACAGATAATTCAGAAAATTTCATTTTTAGTTTCTCCGTTATTTTTTTTGGTTAATTCATTTATGTACATAATTTTATCCAATAAAGCGATTCCCAATATATCAAATTTTATTACCCCTAAAGATTCTAGATCATTCATTTCTAGTCCAGAAATTAATTGTTCTGTTTTCGTGTCAAATATCATAGGACATATTTTTGATAACGCTGTGGCAGATATCGCTATGCCAGCAGCATGTTTGGACTGATGAAACTTGGTTCCTTCAATTCTAATAGCTTGTTCAAAGCGTTTGGCAAGTGGGCCGGTTAATTGTCCAGAACTGTCTATTTCGCACCACTCCTTGAACTTCTCTGGGTTGTTTTCTAGCGCCCATTTAATAATTGAGGCTGTGCCTTCCTCTTCTTTTATTTCTTGCAGCTCATCTGCGATTTTGGCCTCGTCTGGGATATGTTTGGTAATGTTGTTCATTTCCTCGAACGAAATATTGTTATGAACACGCAGCACTTCTTTTAATGCTCCTCTACCCTTTAATGTAGTAAAAGTAATCATTTGTGCTACATTCTCATGTCCATATTTATCTTTGATATAATTAATAATAATATCTCTCTTGTCTATAGGAACATCCACATCAATATCTGGCATTGAAACCCTGTCTTTGGTATTTCTACCAGCATTATAAAAACGTTCAAATAATAAATTATATTTAATAGGGTCTATACTAGTAATACCAATGAGGTAAGACACCAAACATCCTGCGGCACTTCCTCTACCGGGTCCGTGTAACCAATTATTATTTTTAATAAATTCCAATATGTCTCTGACTATTAAAAAATAGCTAGATAAATTAGCACCTTGTAATATTTCTAGTTCATATTTAACTCTATCTACATATTCTTGCTGTTTATTCTTATCGATAACGTTACTGATTTTTTTTCGCCAGCCATCTCTACATAGCTGCTTTAAGTATTCGGCATCGCTTTCATAATTATCAGGATACTTAAAACTTGGCAAATTTGGCTTATTAAGAGGCGAAAAGCTTTCACATAAATTATCTACCAATCGCGTATTATCAATCTCTTCTGTGTCGTATAATTCAGAAATTTTTTCGTTAGATAGTAAGCAATATTGATCAGAGTTGAAGAAGTGATTGACGCCCGTATCTATATTATTTATGATCTTTTTTGATATTTCTGGCAATGTGGTTTTTAATCCGCTACATAATAGTATTTTATGATCTATCGCATCTTCGCTATTACAATAATAGCTATCTATTCCTGCTATTCTTTTCCAGTTGTTTTGTTGTGATAATTGTCTTATCGGTTCGGATAAATTTAAGCAAAAATCATTAAATCTTTGTATCTCTATAAACACGTTATCTTTGCCAAATATATTAGATATACTTTCAATATGGTTGATAGCTAAACTTTCCCAATTGGCAATTAATTCATTTTCTTGATAAATTATATCATATAAAGAAGATCTATAATATCCTGTGATGCATATGAGATTTTGATCTTTAACCATATTCTTTAGATTGTCTAAGTCTATTCTTGGTTTATGATAGAAAAAATCCTTGCAATTAGTTTTTGAAACTATTTCAATTAAATTGATCCAGCCATCATTATTTTTAGGTAATAAAGTAATGCGTGATAATTTATCGTTGTTTATATTTTTAATATCTGCATTTTCTGTACATATATTTAATTCACATCCTAATATTGGCTTTATGTCATTTTTGATCATCTCTTTATAAAAAGAAATTGTTCCGGCAATATTACCATTATCAGTAATGGCACACGACTTTATGCCAAAATGCTTACATTTTGCGGCAATGTCACTAGGTTTAGACAGTCCTAACTGTAAACTATAATGGGTATGAACATGTAATGGAGTGTACATTTATTCTCCGGGAGGTTTATAGAATCCAAAAGTGTGATCGGGGTGCTTATATGATTGTATCACAGAATCCATACCCTGCAACTCTATGTCATGGCATATTTGTTCGCATTTTGACATAATTTCACCATTCTTAGTGGTTTGATTATCTCTGTATTCTTCTATCGGATTAATGAGAGTGTCTTCGAATGTTGTTTTGCCAAAATGACATAATTTACTACATTTCCAACTTTTATTCAAGTATGGCCTTTTAACGCTTTTGATTTTTTCAAATTTTTTCCTCAGCATATCCTCTGTTTGTATTAGGTCTTTTTTTTGAAAACATATAGAAAACGGCCCTCCATCATTAATAAAATTTATAGTAATCATGATGTTATCTATATCCGGATACAAATGACTGACAGCGTAATGATAAATTCTCAGCTGAGGATCGTTCTCTAGACTTGCCTGGGTTTTTATTTTACCTGTTGCCCAATCTAATCTTTTGCCTGTTTTCCAGTCTATAACCTCATAAAAACTATCATCAATTTTTGTTATTAAATCGATAGTACCCTTTAATGCTAACTTTCCTTCCAGCAATCCTTCATCCGTATCATATTTATATTTAGCCCAAGGCTTATCAATAACAAAATCAAACCTTTGTTCTGGACACACTATTTCTCTTTTTAAGGGATTAAACATACCATCATTAAAATCCAAAGTTTTCTCTGTCCATTTTAAACAATCAGATTTATCTCGGTCTGTCCATTCATGTATAGAATTTTTGATATAGTGAGCATATGTTTTTTCAAAAATAGAATCTATAGAATAATTATTAACATTAATTTTACCTACTATGTCGTCATTAAAACTTTTTTTATTGTTCTGCTGTGTCTGTTTAATAAAAGCCAATATTTCTAGCACTTTATGTACTATGGTACCTTTATCTGCTTTTTTATTAGAAGGTCCTCTCAATCCCAAAACATATTCTATGAAATATTGTTGCTCACACATTGAGTGACAATTGTAGGAAGAACTTCTAAAATATGTAATTATAATTGTAGTAATCCTTTCTTTTTGGCAAAATTGATTATGCCATGATTTTTTTCTTCTATAGATAAATTCTGATTGAATATAACTAAATCAAAATTTTTATGGTTATAGTTTTTTAGGTCTAATGCTGTTTCACTATCATGATCAGAATTAAACAGATTTCTCATTAATTTTATCACAAATCCCCCAGATTTTTTAATAGCATCAACTTCATTAGGAAATCTACAGTCAGCTATTATGGCCAATTTGGGCTTTTCTTTATTGATCAGATTGATCGTGGCATTTGACCAAATATTATTTTTCATTTTACGGAAAACATCAGTACCAACAAATTGCATAACCTCTCTGGCAGTCATTTGTGTACCATTATCCCAATAACAATCCACAAGTTCATTTTTTTGCTCATCAGAACCATAGCATTGATCATATGTTAATTCTAATGTGTCTATACAAAATCTTTTCAGAGTATCTGCGAAGTTATATATTTTTATGCCTTCTTCTATATTTAGCGCATATTTATAGTAATCTACTAATAATTCTGCGGAAGTGGTTTTGCCAGATTGTTTTCTTCCAGCAAATGCTATAATTTTTGTCATATAAAAGCCTTTATTTCTTGTTCAATTTCGTTAATAGTCATGTCCGCCACATCGTTTTTTGATATAGTAATATTTCTAATATTATAGGTTTTGTTACATTTGTTTTTAATATTTTCTGCTGCTTTTATTCCAGCTTCGTCATTATCCATTATAGCAATAATATTCATAGCTCCACTCATATCCAATATGGTTTTTTGTCTGTCTGTGAGATTGGTGCCGAATATAGCTACGCTATTATGTATGCCGCATTCTTCTAGTTTCCATACATTACCAGGACTTTCAACTATGATAACGGAACCTGTTTCTGTTATATAATCTTTTGCATACCAAAAATTATAAAGATGTTCCTGAGTTTTAAATCCATTGCTGTGTTTCCATTTGCTATACTTCCACAAGTATTCTTTTTTTGGACAATTCCCATCATGATAGCATTTGCATTCTGAGCACTTTTCAAAAAAACTTCTGCCAGTACATCCTACCATATAACGGTTCTCTATGTCATACACAGGAACAACGGCCCTATTATACATTTCTTTAGATGCATTATGACAGTCTCCCACATCATATTTATCTAGTATATCGCAACTAAAACCTCTGTCAATAAAATATTTACTAGGTATATTTAAGCTTTTTCGAATTAAATCTTTAGTTATAGAATATTTATGACTATTAGTACTTTTTGTGAATATTTTTGCGTTATTAATAAATGTATTTTTATCTTTATAATGTTTGGGAAGTTTTATTTTGTTTATTTCAACATCTAAAAATTTTGTTGCATATTCTAAAGCCTCTTTAAAAGAGCATGTCGTGTCTCCTGTTTTGTTCCAATTATATTTTCTATTAGAGATTACTCCACGAATAAAACCTATGATAGAAGATTTAAATGTTTCTTCACATCTGTGTGTTCGGCATTTCCAATTTCCTCTATAGGTGTCTCCTACATGATATATGTTAACAGCACTATCATTATCTCCGCCATGTATTGGGCAGCTCATAGAAACAAATCTATGATTCATTTTATATTCTAATTCTAAACTATCCAATAGATCTTCTATATCGTCACACAATTGATCACAAATAATTTTGATTTTATTTTGATCAAATGAAGTCGATTTTTTCATCTTCGGATGTTTCGACATTAAATGAGTCGTCATTTGATTGTGTAAAACTCCCTGAATTTGCTACTTCTATCCTAGTTTTACCTTCCGTTATTTTAGCACACCAACCTCTCATATGACAATTTATATAATCATTGTCTTCTATGCCAGGACCATGCCTACTAATTACTGGTATAAGTTTTCTATTACCAGAACTGGCTCCATCTTCAGCTACTTCTTCATCTGTTTTTCTTTTAAATATAGAGAAATTACTACATAGCCAAATAATTCTGTCCGAACCAGAAGCTGTATCGGTTGTTTCTTTAGTAATTCCATCACGATTTAACTGTATAAATGCGACAATCGGCACTTTATATTTACATGCAAAATTATGTAAACTTGTCATCATAAAACCTAGAACCTGATATTCTTTCATGTCTTGAGACATGCCTTGTGTATCCATTAGTTTTAGATAATCATAAAATATAACGCATGGCTTAGCGGTGCCATCAGTATTTAAACCCACCTCTTTTATCAGCCATCTCTTCATAATAGATAATTGTTCTTCAAATGGCTTACCCGGTATTGGTTTATAAAACAAGGGTGTATCTTTTAGCTCTTGAATTGCTTTATTGACTTTTTCATTATTTATTGTAGATTCTGTAAATTTACCAGTTTCTATTTTAGATATTTCTATTTCTGTAATCATAGCTATTAAACGGTTAAGATGGTCTTCTTTTGTCATCTCTGTATCTAGATTTAATACGGGTATTTTTAATTTATTAGCTATATGAAAACCCATATTATCTGCTAATAAAGTTTTTCCGGTTTTTGGTCTAGCGGCTATGACATTAATAGTGCTTTTTCTTAGTCCTCCTCCAATGGCAGAATCATATGCTGGAAATCCTGTAGATATGCCTACTTGATTAATAGGATTTTCTATAAGATTATTTATATAGTCATCAAGACCATTTGACACATGAGAAGGCGAATTATCTGTATCTGTTAAATTAGCAGAAAAATCAAATAAACTATCTTCAGCTATACTAAGTATTTCGGTGATACTTTCTGTTCCGCAAACCTGCAAAACTTTATCTTTAGTATCTTCTAATTTTGAATATAATTTTCTCGCTATTTCTAATTTTTTGATTTTCGCAGCAAATGTTATTGCGTTCGATTCGTTTGCTGGAAAATCTAGAATAGCTTTTAGGTGTTGAGTTTCTTCTTTTTTTTGCAGAATCTTATCTAATCCAAGATCTTTAGACGCTGAATATATTATACCTATATCAATAGTAGTATTTGAATTTTTTTCTAAAATATGTTTTAAGCAAGAAAATATTATTTTATTGCTATCTATAGTAAAGGTATTTTCTGAAACTAAATCTGAAATTTCTAAGAAAATCTTATCGCCATATTTACATATAGTAGATAATAATGCTCTTTCCGCTGATGGATCTGATAGTATCATAATTTGATTAATTACCCTGGAGAAGCGCAACATTTATTGCATTTATATCTATCTGACGATTCATATAATAAAGAAGAACTGATAGATTCTTGCTTGCCGCACACCCTGCATCTTACATTTATTGTAGATAGTTTTCGTCTCCTTGGGGTAGGAGGATTTTTTTGTAAAGCTTTATCTATAGCAATATCTTCTTTATGCAATCTGTCAAAACCTAATTCTAAAAATTTATTAGTAGTATTATGTTGAATTTTGCTTGTTTTGGTTTTGATATTCGAAAATCCGTTTTCCTCTTTTTGTACTTCGTCTTGAGTTTCTGTCTCATCTTCGTCAGATAATCCTTTTTGAAGTATTGCTATTAATTGCTTAATATCGTCTTTGTCAAGTGCCATGTTTCACCTTGGTTTTTTGTACTGTTAAGATAACATCTGATAAGTTTTTAATATTATTGGCTAAATATGAAAGCCTATCCATTCTTTGTTTGGCATATTTTTGTATTTTGTACAATGCTGTGGCCTTCTCATTATATTTAATAGCTTGTAATGATTTTTCTAAAAATCCGTAACCCTTATAGTTGTTAAGTTCATCAGCTATGGTATGCTTAATAGTTTCTTCTGCCCAATTATGTCTGGCTATTTCTCTATTTAAAGTTCTCTGTAAAAATAAAGCATATTGGGCTAATCTGTATGCTATTTGTGCGCAATCTTCTGGGGTTAATTTTTCGATAGCGTCACGATTCATAGAAAAATATTCATTTAATTCAGATTCACTAAAACCCTGCAGATTATTGTATTGTCCCAAACCTATAGAGTTTTCGTATTCATCTAAAACTTTGTCCCATTGTTGAACTTGTTCACTAGTAGTTTTCAATTATTTGCTCCCATTGTTCTTGTTGATCAAATGGTAATTCGATATATAATATACCATTGTTTTCACACCACTCTTTTTTATCTTTGTCTCTTTTTTTTGATCTTAAGAAAGACAATTGATTAGCATGATAAAATGGGGTAAATTTATAATGTTGTTCTCCATGAACTTCTATACATTTTTTATTTAAAGGTATATAGAAATCTAAATATAAAATTTCTGATTTCCTAGTATGTATTGGAACCTCTTCCAATATTTGCATAGTTGGATATATTGTTTTAATTAGCTCTCTAGCCTGAACATGATAACTAGACTTTTTGATATTTGTTTTATTTAAATTTCCTTTAATGTGCCAATATGAGCTGTTGCCATCAAGATCCAGAACTTGCATTATTTATACACCCATAGTTTGCTTGACTGATTCATATAGCTGTTTAAATGCTTCTTTGTCTTCTATCAAAAAATTTCTAACTTTTTCTGTGCCTTGGAATTTAGTTTTGTCATCTAGAAAACTCAAACTATACCAAGCTCCACCTTTATTTATCAAACCCAAATCCACAGATAAATTGATTAGCTCTGTTTCTTTGTCTATACCTTTACCATACCTAATAAAAGACGTAATATTGCCTCCTGGCGGCCCTAATGCAGAGCATATAGTTTGCCACTCTACTTGCTGCCCTATTTGGGTGTTGTCTGTACCTAAAAGCCACGGCTTATAAGATTTGGCTCTTAACTTAATGTCTGTTTGGTATGCGATAGATTGTCCGCTTTTCTCTTTAAATTCTGCACCATAGCCTGTTGGATTACCCATCAAATGAGTAATACCAATAACAATATTGCGATTTACTGGTATCACATTTGCTACTTTTCTACAAAATTTTGCTAATAATTTGGCTCCGTCCGCTCTTTGCATTTTATTCATATCGCTAGTAATTTCAGCCTCTGTGCATAGAGCAGAATAAGAGTCGATGATCATAACACATCCTGGATCCTCATTAATAATTCTTTCTGCTATTTGTAGATATTCTTCGGCATGAAGTATTTTCCCTGTCTGCGACCCAATGATATTAAATCTATCAAGATCAAGATCAGGTATTCCTTCTAGGTCCCTTTTTTTAAGTCTTCCTTCGATATTTAAATAATATACAGTTCGGGGTTGTTCTGCTGAATATTCTTCTTTCTGTGCAGTAGCAGCAAAGTCTAGACTAGTAGTAGTCTTACCACATTTCGGCTGACCTGTCAAGACAACAAAACTTCCTTCTGGAATTCCTCCATTTAAAATTAAATCTAATGCTGGACTTACTGGTATGGTAATAGTTTTTTTGTCTATAATACTATTAGCATTTAACATGATGCCAGCACCAAAGTCTTTTTTTATACTATCTTGTATTGCTACCATTATCTATATCCTTTAAAAGGTCTAGTACATTTTTTTTATCTTTTTTATGCTGTATACCAACATCAAATAGATGTCTTTCGATTTCTTTTTTTTGTGTTGTTGTTTGTTTGGGTTTAGACGATATGTATTTATCTATGATACCACAAAGATGAGGCGCTCGCAAGGAATAAATTTTTGATCCTGCCTTAGACAACAATGCATTTATTATGTCTTTAGCGTCATATTTTTTTAGTAATTTATTCGCTTGTCCTATTTGTCCTTTATACTGTTTTTCCCATTCTTTAGACAGCCAAAACCTATAATGTAAATCTTTTTTTTCTTTTTTTGCTAATCTTTCGCAAATCATTTCGGTTATATATTGAGCTGCCGTTACATCTTTTCCATTAGAATATTTTGATGGATATTTTTTCATTTATTTGGTCTAAAAATTGATTCTTCAGTTGCCTTTTTCTTGGACTTAATATTATCTTTTTTCTGTTCGTCGTTTAACATCGACGCTTCTTTTGTCATGATCATAACACTATTGTTTTTCTTAACAGATGTTTTATTGATCATTAGATTTTTGCTGCTGTTACCCTTAGTAGAACTAGAGCCTTCTTTAATATTATTATTGCTGTTGTCTACGTTTTGGTTTTTTTCTAAGCATGAAACCACCAAATTTTTAGGTATATTTAATTCTGTAACAATTTCTTCTATTGAGTGCTTTTGACTATATAACCACTGTATAGCGTATTTATGTGTTTTATTTAATCTCTTCATCATTCTGCCTCCCTATCTGCGTTATATAACCAGGATAAATTTTTTGTTTTTAAAAATTTCATATACATATTAAAAACACTAAATGTAACATTTTTAAATTTTGGACTTTTACATTTTTTATCTAAAAACCCACTAGTTAATTTTTGTTTTGAATGTATATTTGTTGGATTGTGAAATTTGCCGTCAGAGTTCATTTTAATCAAAAATTTAGCTTTATTGTTTTCTCCAATAATTTTTTTTGCCAAAGTTTTTTCAGTATCTTTTTCTAATCTTGGATTATTATCTTCGTCTATATAATCTTGATCTCCAATAATAGTGTAGTATTCTGTTATAGGCTCTATTTTAGCCTTTTCTCGGTCAATGTTAAATATATGTTGATCGCTAATGTTCATATTATCTCCATTTTATTTTAGGCGGCTTTTTTAATCTACTCATACCTTTTGGCAATGGCTTGCTTTCTTCTTTATTTTCTTTATATGAATTATGTTTCATATACAAACTGGTCTTTTCGTCTTCGCTCATTCTTTCTGTATTTCTCATAGCTAGATCACCTAATGTTTTTAATTCGTTGTCTGATTTTTTGACCGACATAAACTGAGTTTGGACGTCAGCACAATATAATCTATTAACGTATTCAGTCTTTTTGCAATTAGGACATTCTACTACTTCTTTATATTCTGATATGCTAGAAAAAATTTCAAATGGTTTATCGCATTCAAAACAATAGTATGTGTATGTTGGCATTATTGATTATAAATATGATTTGGGCAAGTATATTTTCCATTCTTGGGGCATTCTATCTTTCATAGTAGATAAATGTTGAGAGACAGCCAAGTATTTATAACTCTTAGATGGAACTATTGGCAAATTTTTAAGAGGCATTTTAGCTTCTTTAGGTGTTTTATTTCCTTTTTTTCTGTTGCATGCCATACAAGCAGTTACTATATTTGTCCAGCACGTTGGAGAATAATTATAATCCCATATTGACTTTGGTATAACGTGATCATATGTGAGGCTATTATAGTCGAATTTAATACCACAATATTGACAAGTGTAGTTATCTCTAATAAAAATATTTTTACGAGAAAATGTTAAGTTTTGTTTATTACTACGGAAAAATTTTTTAGTTATTGCTACTGCTGGTATTGGATATTTTTTATTTTTTGTTCCAATAATATAATCATTTTTATAAAAGTCGATAATATCTATAGCATAATTTTTATCGTTTTTATACTTAATTTGCCATACGATTGCCCTTTTCCAAGGTATGACGGATAAAGGAGTGAAATCAGCATTTAACAATAAGCATTTATAATTTTTATTGTTCATGTTCTACTTGTTCTAAACGTAATAATATTTTGCCAATAATAGGATTTCTAACAATGTCAGAATTGAGCAAATGAGCAATGCCTACATCTTCTAAATTAGATAATCCATTGATTAATTTAGTAAAACCACCTCTCATATTTTTATATAGATCTGATTGGCTTGTATCTCCCGTTAGAACCATTTTACTCTCATTTCCAATACGAGTCAATAGCATTTTTAATTGATCATATGAGGCATTTTGACACTCATCAGCCACAACAAAAGAATTATGGAAATTTCTACCTCTCATAAGCCCTAAAGGAATCACTTCTATTTTATGTTGAGTTTTTAGCATGCCATATTGGCTCATAGGTATAAAATAGGCTATTTCATCTAATATTGGTAATAAATACGGGTGAAGTTTTTCTTCTGCTGTTCCTGGTAGAAAACCCAATCTTTCTCCAGACTCTACCACAGGTCTGGTTATAATAATTTTTTCAACTTTATCTTCTAATAAATATTCCAACGCCATACCTACCGCAATATGAGTTTTACCACTACCGGCAACACCCTGGCAAAATGTGATAGTGTTTTCAGCTATTGTGCGTATAAAATCATGTTGATTAGGTGTTCTGGGTTTTAATCTATTTTTATATGCAGGATGAAGAACGATTGAATTAGTAGCATCTATTATTTTTTTCTTTTTATTTTTTCTCAAATTTATACCTTTCGAAATAAAGTCAAATTAGACATGCACCACCAGCACAACTAACTTCCTCTATTCCTGCTGTATTATCCTCTGTTTCTACTAGTTGTGTATAGTCAACTTTTTTATAACTATTGAATAAATCACAATAAACTTTCCAATTATATACATCTTTCATGCAATATGTTAGACGCCTAATATCTCCGTCAAAATATTTACCAGCAAAATTTTTCATTTTCATGATGAATTTAAGTTTTGATTCGTCGTCTTCTGGTTTTGCTTGATCGAAAGCGACATAATCACAAGCGGCCCAGAGATTTCTATCAAAAGCATTTAGTGCTAATTCTATTAATCCAGAACACCATAAAGCAGCATCGCCGTATTCTTTGACAATTTCTCTGCTTGTGTAAACAGTAGTAAATGGAGCTTGGGGATAATCTTTGTCTCCGCTTTGTGGAATTAGACTAATACCAGCAAAATATTTGCGATTATCATAGATATATTTGGTAACATCACCCCATTCATCTGGTTTAACAGTAACGGTGTTGCTAACATTATGGCTTAAATAATCTTGAGTACATAAGTTTTTATTTTTTCCAGCATTTACCCAATTCTTTTGAGCATCTTTAACTACTGCTAGCATATCGACTGCTGGTAATTGATTTTTAGTTTTTGCACCATCTGGTACTTCAATTGGAAACTTAATTACTTCGTCGGTATTATTTGCTGACCAACTAGATTTTTCACAGGCTTGCGGGTTATAACCTCTAAAGTGTTGATATGGTGCTTCTAAAACATTGGCCTGTACGTGTCTGATATATCGTTTAGCGTGATGTGGATGGATACCAGAACTAGTACCAAGCATACTACTACTTGTGCCTTCTGGCTTTAAACAAGTTACTCTAGCAGCTTGATTAATGCCGATCTTTTTGGCTAATTGCTTGTTAGTATCCACAGCAATTTTAGCTCCAGATTTGAGTACTTTTTCTGATAAAACTAAATCATGCTTTTCCATAATACCAGTTAATGAAACACCCAATAAGGCTTCTCTAGCAAAAATTTTGCAACTAATTTCCCCAAGATAATCTAACTTAGTAAAACCAGCTTGTAGTGTGCCGATTATAGCAGCAGCTTTGCATCTTTCATAAAAATCGTTTTCATCTTCAATAGAAGAGCAATTAATCGTGGACAAATTACAACCTTGCCATCCACTCTCGTTCGTTTCTTCATCAACAGGCCACATACCAACTTCTACACAAGGATTAAAGGTCATTTCTGTTGAATCGCTCCAAATAAATCCTGGCTCTCCAAATTCCTTTACGCTTTCCATTAGTTTTTCGAATTGTTCTAAAGTGGTTTCGTCTTTTAATAATAGAGCTGAATTATTACTTCTTGCTCTTTGAGGATTATCAATGTACCAATT